GTTTCGTATTGCGCGAATTGCGTGCCAGCTTCCATCTTGCTAACGTCCAAACCCATCTGTGTGTATGACATACCAGATGGCAGAACGATTGGCTTTCCACGATTGCGACCAGTGGTGTTGGTTTGAAACTGTTCTTTCAATGACTCTGCTTGCTGCTGGTTGATTGTCTGCTGAACAGACAACACGCCAGATGGCACACCGTTGTTTCGAAGGTAGCTGTACAGCGTTTGCATCAATTCGTTGTACGTGTCAATGTTGATACCAGCAGCACGTATTGGTGAGATACCAAGAATTGGATTCAACGGATCAATGTAGTACGACCGAATGTGTATGATGTCTCTAGGATCAATCTCTTTCGATACGTTGTCGTATTGGTATTGGTAGTAATCAACCCACTGGCCTGACTCGCTAATCGGCACGATGTGTCCACTGTGGTACGGTCGAAGTTCAATCACCTGACCATACACGTTGCGTACCTTGTGGATGTACGCATTGCCACCAATGTCAACATACGTGCTGACGTATTGCCAGAACATACTTTGTGACATATCCTTGTTTGGTCGTCTGAACAACCGTGTCAGTGGATGCTGTGGAATGATCTCTTTTGTGATCGGATCAACAGCAGTCAATGGTGGTTCATTCATTGTCTGTGCACGCGTTGCAATGCACGCAAGCACCACTTGATTCAGATACGCGTTTGCTTGCTGTTCAAACGCACGCCTGTCTGGTGCAGCAAAACGATTGCCAGTGGTTGACATGATTGGCATGCCAGTTGATTTGACAGCCCAATTCAGTACGCTGTCACGGATGGTGTCTAATAATCCCATTATAGTGCAATGATTTCAAGTTTGTTTTGAAGTGCGTTGACTGCATACACAAGTGCATCAACTGTATCATCATGTTCGCCATTCGGAAAGTTCAGTAGTTCATCTTCGAAGTACATTGGCAAACCACGTGTCAAGTGCAAGTAGCCATGTTCAATCTTCCCTTCAACTGGCATGAACCGTGCAAGCTTGTCACCATGTGGTGTGACAGGATCAATTGGCAGCATCGTGGTGCGCATCAACTCTTGTGCAACGTATGCTTGTGCTTGCACCTTTTCAATGGCAATCGTTGTGGGGTTCCACTTGTCTGCATACATCTTGATAGTGTGCAGAATGTCGTTGAACGTTAGGTGCTCACGATACACATCGAGCACATGCACATTGCCAGTGGTGTCTTCACCAACAACAACGATCGCAGTGAAGTCAGCTTCATTCTTCATTGACACTGCCAAGTCAACACCCATTGCAACACGTGCAATCGTTGGTGCGGTGCTGTAACGCAACCATTCACGTTTGACGCGTGCACCTTCAACATCTACATATTCAGCAAGCCATTCTTGTCGCCATGCGCTGGTTGGCAAGTTCTTGCGCTGGCGTTCTATCTCTGCTGCTTTCAAGTGTGGGTTGCGGTGCTCTGATGTTACTGGTATGTGGATGCATGCCCAATCAGGATCACCACGGTTGTCATCTTCTAAGCGCTTGAAATAGTTGTTGCCTTTGGGCGTGCTGAAAAAGTACGCATCGCCTTCTAAGTCAGCCAGCGTTGCACTGATCACATACAGCCATGCATCTTCTAAGTTGACACTATGTGCAGCTTCATCAATGATCACACGACCGTAGTGGTTGCCTCGCATGCCATCAAAACGGTGCAGACCAAAGAAATGGATTGCTGCACCAGTCACCAGTTCAATCACACCATCTTTGATTTTGATGTTGCTGATGATCGGTGACAGACCATGTACGCATTCAACCCAGCGCTTTTCATATTCAGTTGCGGTTGGCATGATGAAGGCAGAAGGCAGGCCGTTGCAGCCAGCTTCTGCCAACAAGTTGTATGACAGAACAGACTTGCCAAAACGACGATGACAACGGATGTGATTGAAACGCTTGCGTTGCGAAACAATGAATGACTGCCCTGAATGTGGGTTTGCATCAATCGCTCGCATCGTTGTCTGCTGTGCTATCTGTTGCAATGATCTGTGGTGCACTGCCCCAATTGAATGTGATGCGCTTGTTGCTGTCTGTCTCTGCTTTGATCTCCTGTTTGTCAGACTGTCCAAGCACTTGCTTACCCAGCCAGATCAGCATGGTGACGTTGCCAGCAAGAGCAACATCCCATTGCTTGCGACGCAATGACATCTTGCCAACAGATCTGCCTTCTGTCAGCACATCCTTGAAACGTCGTGCAAGCGTGTCATGTGAGCACCCAACGATGTGTGCTATTTCTTCGTTGGTGCATCCGATTGCAGCAAGCTTCTTGACTTGCTCTGGGTTGATGTCGATTGGTGGTCGTGCCATTACAGTTTCTGCGCTTTCAATCCAGTGTACTTTTCCCAGCGTGCAATGATCACGTCACAATACGCTGGACTGATCTCGATTGCAAAGCAAGCACGTTGCAGTTGCTCTGCTGCAATGATGGTAGTGCCAGAACCAGCGAATGGTTCGTATATGTCACCATCCCATGATTCGATGAACATTGCTGGCAATCCGACTGGGTATGGTGCTGGATGTCCACCAGCATCATGCGATGCACCTTGTCTGTTCACACGCAATACACTGTCATGAATAGCATGTGATTGAATCGGTGCATTGCCATGACTGCGCTTTTGCACTACGTTGTTTGCAGCTCGCATGCCCTTGCCACCATGTGCAACACCAGCGTGCTTGCATTCTCTTGCTTTGATCGGCTGCACTGCTTGCTTGTTGAAATGGAAAACAAATTCGTGCGATGGTGCAAGCCTGCCATTCCAATCGCCTGGCATGCCAGCGCCCTGATCCCATACATACCAGCCGAACAAACGCCATTGCATCTGTTGCATTGATTCAATCCAGCTATTCCAGTATTGCACAACACTGCCATCACGATGAACCAAACCAATATTCACAAGCATTTGCGCATCTTCTTGGACTGGCACAATGCTGAACACGTGCATCATCAATGCATGCCAGTCTTGCAATTTGCCAGTGCTTTCGTTTGTGTATGCACGTTGTTGCATGTATGGTGGTGACGTTACAACAAGACGTGCTTTGCTCCCATTCATCAAAGCTTGCACGTGCTCTGCATTCGTTGAATCTCCACACATCAAACGATGTGCACCAAGCTGCCATATATCACCAGTCTTGCACGTTGGTTCTGCTGGTGGTTCTGGCACTTCATCTTCATCTGTCTCTTGCTTGTCTGCAATGTCCAGCTTCATCAGTTCAGCCAGTTCATCAGCACCAAAGCCAGTCATTGCCACATCGTACCCATCAGCATGCAGCGTGTCAAGTTCAACACGCAATAATTCTTCATCCCATCCAGCATCAAGTGCAAGACGGTTGTCAGCAATCACGTATGCACGCTTCTGCTGTTCAGTCATGTATTCCAATCGCACAACTGGCACGGTGTCCAGTTGCAAGTGTTGTGCAGCCAGCACACGACCGTGCCCAGCTATGATCGTACCATCAGCATCAATCAACACTGGGTTGGTGAAACCAAATTCACGTATGCTTGCTGCAATACGTTTCACTTGCTCTGGTGAATGTGTACGGCTGTTGCGTGCATACGGTGTCAATGCTGACAGTTGCACGTATTCAATCTGCTGTTTGTCGGTTTTGGTACGCATTATGCATCCAATGTAAGAAACGTTTGCAGAATTGCGATATGTTTTGTATGCATGTTGCACGCTGCTTGGATTTGAACCAAGATGCACCCAGCCATGAATCCGCGCCAACGGTTGTTGCTTGTGCCAGCGTGTTGACCATACGATCCCACTCGCATGGTAGTTCATCGAGTTACAGAACCATATTGCCCTGTGGTATGTTGGTGGATAGTTATTTACGCGTTATGCGTATTGCTTTGCATCTTCTGATGGCAAGATCATTTCAACAACGTCTTGCTCCAAATCGCACGTTGAAAACAAGAACTGTGCAAATGTGCGCTCTGCTGCTTGTTCCTTAGCTGTGTATTCATCTGATGCATCAACAGTGTGTACACGTCGGATGCTCAGTATGGTTGTCACTTCGTATTGTGGCATGATCAAATGCCCTTACGAAATGCATTGTTCATGAATGCTTGCTTTTGCTTTCGATTGCAGTGGATGTTGACAAGCTCCATTGCAAACTGCTCTGCTTGCTTTTGCGTTCTGAATGATCTGTCTTTCACGTGGTTGTTCCTATTGCCATTGGCTTTGTCACGTCGAATGCGCAGTGTCCATGGTTTTGTGCCTTTTGTTTTGGGCACGCGATAACGGATGTTGTACCAAGATGGTGTGCTCATAAGCTTATCCCATGATTCACGTGATGCAACTTCGTTGTAAAAGTCACGTGCTGATGGCGACTGTTTGTAAGGACGTCGTTTCCGTTGTTCAGTGGTTGGTGGCTGTGGTGGTAGCCCTGGCATGATATGATGCCATCTGACTTCTGAGCCACCATTGATGTACACTGGTGGTTTTGCTTGCGTCTCGACTGTCGGAATACCCAGCCAGTCAGCAATGATCTTACGCCAGCCCGTGACTGGCTTTTTGTGCTTTGTGCTCATTTGCACTTGCTCCATGTGTTGTGAATACCCCTATTGCGCACAGAAACGTGCGCTGTTGCGTTTTTATTCGTCTGGTGTCACTTTGGACAGGTAAGCAGCTTTGAACGCGTCTACGTCCGTTTGTGACAGTTTCGGCCTATTCGCGATTTCAACCACGTGCTTTGGCAATCCTTGTGGTGCTGTTCGTGATTGCATCTGTTTTGCGGTCTGCTGGTTGTCTTGGTAGCCTTTACGCCAGTTACGTGCTGCTGCTTTCCAATCCTTCATGGGATTGCGTCCAACACGCCAGCCGTTGGCTGTGTAGTAATCCGTGAAACGCTGCGCCTCTGCTGCTGGCATGTTCAGTTCAGCAAAGTATGCAATGCACTCTGCATCATCGACTGGCCTTGCGTGCGTGGTGCGCTTGCGCACACTACCACTGTTCTTTTCTTCTGTACTGTTCTGTTCTGTTATGTTATGTAATAGCATTGCATTTGCATCTGGTTTGCATTGCATTTGCATTGCATTTGCATCCCAGCGCTTTGCAGCTGCTTGCTTGCGTCTGGTGCTAACTTCGTTGCGTGCCATGATGTTACGTTGAATGCGCTCACACTTCACTTCATCGTTGTCTGTTACTTCAAACAGACCATGTTGCACGAACATGTGCAGCGCTTGTTGTGCCTCTTGTTGTGACACTCGCATCACCACTTGCAACGAATCTGCAACATCAGCAGTGGTTGCATCTGGTGTGTAGTGCAGCATTTCGACTACGTGCCAGTACATACCATAACACGCTGCACCACCTTCGCGAATCATACGCATGATCTTGACATCACGTGTTGCGTGGTAATCGTGCGGAAACCACTCCTTTACTGCCATTGCAGTGCCCTTCTGATCGTGTCAATTGTTTCCATCTTGCACAGCTGCTTGGGCTGGCATCTGATGATTCGCCAGCCCATGCATGCAGCTTCGTTGTATTTCTCCATGTCTTTCACGAATCCAGCACCAGTTGTGTGACGTCCACCAATCCACACGCCACCTTCAACTTCCAACGCAACACGATGTTCTACCCAT